GCTCGGTCATTGCTTCTCTCCATAAAAAATGTGACGACCAATTTTAGTAATTTTAGGTTTATTCCAATTTGGATGTACGTAATCGGCGTGATAGTACATAGCATTTTGTAACGATGGTAGTCTAAAGTTTTCTAGTAATACTTTTTTTGCAACCATCTCTGACTCAATATAATGTTGATTTGACCTAACTACTTTAGGGCCTGGTTCACAATACCAAGAAAATTGACATACAACTTTATCAATAAACTTAGTCTTTTGAAATACAACATCACAAATGTTGTCCGGAAACTTTCCAGACTCAGCCCGATTAATAGTTACTTGTGCTACTGCGACTTTTCCTTCAAAGGGTTCTGTAGCAGCTTCGAAGTAAATGTTTTTAGCTAAGCAGACAAGGTGCTTTTCTCTTTCTGCCATTGTAATATATTTTTGATTATAATCTTTAGTTTTTAAATATTCAAACTTATTGTTAGTAACGAAAAGTACAGCATAGATAACAACCACTACAGCTGCAATTCTCATAGTCCAGTTAAGTACGATATTTACCATTGGTTCTCCTTATTTTGGACGGGGAACAAAAAAGTCCCCCGCCAACCATCAGATTACTTCTTGGTTGAAGTCTTATTATCTTGAGGGATTTGAGATACGAAGCCGTTTAAGGTTGCTGCCTTATTAATAATTTCAGCTTCGGTCGGATAGGCTGGAAAGCCCGGGTGATCAGGTGGAACTTGTCCGGCATGCCGAGCATTTTCTACCTTTACTTGCCAGTCGTTAGAGACCTGGTCTCGCTTACCATAGTAATCTTCGGTAAGCATATCTTTCGCCATTTTTAAAAGTTCAAGGCGAATCTCGAACGGTGTCATATTACTCATAAATTTCTCCTTTGTGTGTGTGAGTAAATAGTGGGTATTCTGTTACGAGGAACCCACCGAACCCTAGGCGGCGTTTAGGCTGCCAATGCGAACTGTTCGTCGTTTGCGTTTACGTTGTTTTACTGTTTACGACTCTCTGTGTCGTGCTGTCCACTCTGTTACTCTTTGCCCTGTCTAAACCAGGTCAGCCCCTTCAGATAACCACAACGTACATTTCTGCAGAGGTTGTGGGCATTTGGTGGAGCTGGGCGGAATCGAACCGCCGTCCAGAACACTTTTCTCTTTGCTTCATACAGCAATATTTTATTTATACTTATTATCGTCTATAATGACGATGAAATCCATGATTATGGTGGTACCACCCCCAGCCGTGACGATGTGAGTATACCCAATTCCAGTGAACGCTAGGTGCAGGATAATACGGTGCAACGTACACTACATTAGGTGGGGTAGTATAATATACTTGACCGTAATAGTCAGTAGTTGCACACCCCGTAATTAGACTCGTAAGTATCCCGATACTGAATAAGTTCTTTAACATAGGAATCTCTTTTCTCTATAAAAACCTGAGGTTCACTATCTTCTACCGCAATAGCAACTACAGTTCGATTAACTGGTATATTAAACCTCTCTTCAAACATAATAGCATAGGCTGAGCATTGCATGAAGTAATTTAATATGTAACTTTTGTCTTTAAATTTGGTAGAAGTTTTAAAGTCAATAACTGAAAGTTTACCGTCGAACTCTGCTATACAATCAACAGTTCCCGCAATACGTAAATGATCGGAGTACATCTGTAACTCTTGAGCATAGACGTTATTTATTCTATGTAGAACGGGTTTAAAACGTTGGAATAGCTCGGCCTCGAGTGGGGTCTTAAAGACGGGTTCCTTATTATTGATATAGTCCTCACACGATTTATGTAGCTTTGTACCACGTGCTGAAGCCTTACCTGAAACACGATTTGCTTCTTCATTGCCCACCCGGGCCCGCCATTCCATTATATGTTTGCGATTATACTCCGATAATACAGTTGTTACAGATGGATACTTATTACCCTCTGGCGTTACATATCGACGAGAACCATTTTCATCTAAACGAACAAGCTTTGGTATCTCTCGATCAAGTTTTACATGATTAAATTTCATAATACATTTTAATGGCTACCGGATAAAACCTCCATAGCATGTTTATAGTGTTTGATACGGTCATCAAGACCTATTGTACCACCATTAATGCGTTTGGTCATTGTTAGTATATCACCTGAGTCTGCAAATTGATTTAATTTGTTTGTATTCCAAAACCAACAAGCTGAATGTGTAGCATAATAAGGGTCTAAAAGTATATCAGGATTTTCTAGTAAAGTATCATCACTAAAAAGGTATTTGGAGCATGCACGGTAATTATCTTTACCTGTTAGTTGCAGAATACCTCTACCACGATATTTCCAACCATCGCCAGAAGCTTCATCCCCGTTACCCATCCTACCCCCGTACGACTTATTAGCAATGGCTTGTGCTTTACCAGCATATTGTTCGGCAATACCTGGAGGGTAGCGCTTGGGCCATAACTTAGTTAGAGTAGCTGCTTTATAATTTAAATTTTCTTCCATAAGTCTAAAGCCTCCAGACTCATGTGCGCATTGTGCAATAAAGGCTGCAACTCTAGGTACCGTACTTATTTCATATTGCGGTAATGCATCGGACAAACCATCGTACCAGGCTTGTACCCCACCTGCAGCGTTAGGAATAAGTTGTTTTAATTTTTCGATAGTGAAGTCAAACTGAAACGACATTAATGTCTCCTTTTTTATACAGAAAAACTCGACCCACACCCACACGTGGTCTTAGCATTTGGATTAGAAATGACAAACTGTGATCCGGATAGTTTATCCGTTTTATAATCGATAGTTGCGCCATCGAAGTACTGCATACTCATAGCGTCAACAATTAAATTTTCTATTACAAAGTCATCATCAGTCATTTCATCTTCTAGTGAAAACCCGTAGTTAAATCCAGCACAGCCGCCCCCGGAAATAAAAGCTCTTACATATTTAGAGCTCTCACCAGTTAAAATTTCTTTAATTTGCGCATGCGCATTCTGTGTTACTGTTAGCATGTTTGTCTTTGTAGTTATTAATAGCTGCCTTTACTGCATCCTCAGCTAAAATAGAGCAATGTATTTTAACTGGGGGTAAAGCTAGCTCTTCTGCAATTTCCGAATTTTTGATAGATAAAGCCTCATCAAGGGTTCTACCTTTTACCCACTCTGTAACCAGGCTAGAACTTGCGATCGCCGAACCACAACCATATGTCTTGAATTTGGCGTCTTCGATGATACCTGTCTCGTTGTTGACCTTTATTTGTAATTTCATTACGTCGCCGCAAGCAGGTGCTCCCACCATACCTGTACCTATGTCAGGGTCTTCTTTGTTAAAAGAACCTACATTTCTAGGATTTTCGTAATGATCTATAACTTGACTGGAATAAGCCATTAACTTTCGTGATCCTCGTGTTTGAGTTTTGCTAATATGTAATCTTTTACTAAAGAACTTCTAACAATATCAGAAGGTTCAAATTCAATTCGTGTAAAGGCATTCATATGATGAGCTATATCAAAAAACTTAAGAATACCACTTACATCGTTCTTCTTTTTATTTAGGTCTGTTTGCCTATAGTCTCCACACCATACAATTTTTGATCGATAACCTACACGGGTCATCACTGTATCAATTTCTTCAAACGTCATGTTTTGCATTTCATCAACAATAATAATAGCATCATCAAACGACATTCCCCTAATAAAGGAGGTAGAAATAAATTCTATGTGACCTTGTTCTTCCAGCCGCTGGTAGGCATCTGGTCGACCAAAAAGTGTATGACAAATTTGCTGATAGGGTTGACGATATATTTCAGTTTTTTCGTCTAGATCGCCAGGTAGATGTCCTACTTCCCTAGATGGAACTGCCGATCTTACTATAATAATTTTATTAAATGGGTTGGTTTTATCTAGTACTTCTTCTAACGCTTTATAAAGTGCAATAAATGTTTTACCTGTTCCTGCTACCCCGTGTAAGGCTATAAAATAATCCCCTCGTTTATAGGCATCGTAAAATTTTTTCTGATTATCTGTTAAAGGGTCGAATGTTTTTAAATGATCTAACTTAATCCTTAATCCATTGTTTGCTTGAGTGACTTTGGTCGTTGATTTGTTGTTGTTATCGTAGTAAACTTCATTCTCAACTACGGTTAACTTTCCGACTCTTTTTGACATGGATGTCCCTTACTAAAAGAAAAAGGGACCGTAGCATTGCACTAAGGTCCCTCTGGTTGGTGAAAAAAATTGCGGAGCTTTAAGATCATGATCTAGATAGCTTATCCTTTAAGTTGCTCTTATAGTTAGCAGCACCTATCTTAGATAAGACTTCTTTAAATCCATCATCGGTTCTTCTTATACCTAAACGTACAGAATCTCCCATAGCAGGGGCGCCGATAATGACTTCTAAATTCGAATTTTCTTCAAGATACTTCTGACGATCATCCCAAGACATTAACTTGTCAAAAACTTCATCTGTATCTTTATTGCGAAAAGTATATGTTGGCATATTTTTATTTATAAAAACCAGGTAGGAATTTCACGATTTTTCCATTTAGCAAAAGACTTTTTATCACCTCGGTAGTAGTTTCTATAACTATCAATAGAAGTAATAGTCTTGTATTGATCCGGCATTGCAGGTGTGGGGTCGGATAACCACCCCTTATTAGGTATGTTGTTAGGTAACCGCCCAAACCAAGACTTCATTCGCTCGGCAGAATGAATTTTATCGTAACGGTAAGTATATTCTTTAAGCATCTCTAACCACAACCCGTACAACCAAAGATAGTGGGAAGAGGAGGCCCGTACCCAGATGCCTGAAGGGTGTTTAAAGTGTGAGGCTTTCCATATTACTTCCTCCCTCTCATCAGGTAGCAACCATCTTTGAATATTTCTATTATTAATAGTTTTACCGTAATACGGGGTGCCGTCTAAAACTCGATGGGCGGTTGACATTAGCTGCCCGTACTCAAGAGTCATTTTAACTACATGCTTATCAATGTGCTGCTGTGCACACTCTTGGGGGTTACTACTTAAGAAAAAAATATTCATTACCACTCCCCATCATCAATAATTACCCTTATCCAAAACGGTCCAAAATTTATTATATTTTCTTCCGGGCCTCCCCCTGCAGTACAACGCCAGCTTACTCTCCAGTGATACGGATTAATAGCCAAGCCTAGCCATATACCAGAATATTTAAGATATCTTAAGAAACGGGTCATCAATTAAATACACATCAAAAGCTATTTTATGTTCAGTATTATCTTCGTAAATTCGTTGCTTTGCAAGCTCAACGTCTTCTTTTGACTTAAATACACCTACATGAACGGAATTTTTAGCTCTGCCTAATTTATCTAACACCTTATATTCTAAATTGTAAATTACCATTATGCAGGAACACTTCCTAGTGACGTTTCGTTGGTGATTTGTTCATACATCGATTCAAATTCCTCATGCTCGGCCACTTCGATAGAGAAATTTTGTTTATGATAAGTCTTAGCTAGACGTCTGAACGTTTTTTTACTTAATTGATATTCTTCACAAATATCTTTAATAGCTTCTTTAATAAAAGTTCGCTCACCATCAATGCGTGTCATAGAAGCTGATAGTTCCTCTAGACACGCTTTGATAGCTTTGCGAGCAGATGGATCCTGCGGTAAACTCATTTATACCTCCAATAATTTAAAATCAAAGTCATAAGCTTCTGGCTCATAGTCAATGTAACCACGAGGATTACAAACAATACGAGTCGAGCCAATCATATAATCAAACTGGCTATGGGTATGCCCATGTGTCCATAGTTTAATCTGCGGACGATCTAGAATAAATTCTGATAAATCAGAACTGTAACCACCATTCATAATATGTTCCTTGGCGTATCTTGGTTTAGTAGATTGCTTGGACGGTGCATGATGGCCAACTACAATATATTTCTTCGTAGAGTCTTTTGTAGACTCATCGATGAATTGTAGCATCTTTTTGTGATCTTCAACAGCATCTTGGGTAGAAAAACTAGCTGTGTAGTCACGGTGTTCCCAGTGATCAATAACAAATTGTTTATTCTCATCCATTATCATTACATTGTTTTCATCCCGCTTGTAAATAGGAACTTTTCTACTTAATGTACGATGACCATTATTAACAATTTTAAAATCGTTCATCATACGACCTACATTGTAAAGCGTATTAGGGTCCTCTTTGTTCATATCTGTCCAAAGAGTACCACCAACAAAGGTAATGTCACCAATAGTCTTAGTTTCTTTATCTAGAAGATGAATGTTTCCAAAATGTTGACATACCTTGCGTAGAATATCTGCTGTCTCAGCAAAGTCACCATCATAATGTTCATGATTACCCATCACGTAAATTACGTCTTTAAACTTAGTAGAGCATTGTTCAAAAAAGTTCATAAATTTCTGACCATGCTTACCCAATTCTAAAATACCATGAGGGTTCCAGGTCTTTAGTTCTTTAGCCACAACAATATCACCCGAAAGGATTAACACATCGGCGTTATCGTTATTATGAACTTCAAGTTGTCCAAATTCAATATGGACATCTGAACAAAGATATATTTTCATTTATCGTCTCATAGATGCTACGTCTTTAGCAGCGTCATCGTTAAAGATAGGAACTAGATTAGACTTATGCATAGCTGCAATACCAACAATCTTATCCCCGGTATATACTTTCTTCTCAGGTAGAGCAGTACTGCCAGAAAAGGTATTAAGAGAAGGATAGTAAGGAGTTTCTCTAGGAACATTACCCGTTACTACTACAGGGTTCTTTACTATCGTTATCTTAGAACGTTTACGTTTAGCGTTAGGATCAACGCCATGCTTCTTAAGCCATTCGTTATACTCGGCCTCAGCTTTCTGCCAACCGGGTTTCTTCTTAGGCTTAGTAGCAGATTTAGTACTGGTATAGATAAGTTTCATAATTCACCTCTTCATAATATTATATACTATTTCAATCGTAACGTCTACGGTTACGGTTGATTAATTTTACGTTAAAAAACTTATCTGTAGGAAGATAGCCGCCGCTGACCTGCCACTTTACTTTTGGCTTTTTAAATTTAAGCCAGAGCGACTTTAAGATAAAGGGACTGTCTTTTCCTTCTTTTCTTTAATTGGAAGAAGATCAGGAAAAGCCTCTCTAACTAGATCGTAATTTAAACTTTTATATTTCTTTTGAAGTTGCCTATCTTTAGCAAGACAAATCACTTCAGCTTCTGATACGTGAAGGCCTTCTAGCATCTCAATAAAAAGTTTTTCTTTACGAATCTTAGAAAGATTTTGTTTAGGGTCTAACCAGATGTAAAAACGTCTGAATTCTGTAATAAGGTTAGTTTCTTGATAACCTATAGGTTTACCACCCTCTTTTTTATAAGGTGGCTCGCCTTCTGGTAAATTCATATTTACCGTCTCGTCAAAGTTTATTCTAAGAATACCTTTGTAAGCCGGGTTACCGTGTCTGCGAAGCAGAGCGATTTTTTCTTCTTTTGCTTTAAGCTTATCTACTTGCTCAAGCACTTCTGATAATAGCAAAGCCATTAAAATTCTCCTATATGTTCCATCATCATTTTCATTCTATTAGTAATGAAGTAGTCTAGTAATTTACTTCTATCCCCATAGGGTGTATTAGTAAAAGTATTTATGATAGTTTCTTTTATATCTTTAGGTATACATTCAAAATCAACTAATGTTTTATTGCGATGAAAGTTACGCTGAAAAACAACATCTGTCGGCATAGTTTCAGGCTCTTTTACCCATTGTTCAAGTTTTTTAGAAGAGATTGGACGTTGTCTTTCTCCGTTAATGAATGCGTCATCAGCGGTAAGAACGTTAGGAACTCCATCCCCTTTATCTCCTTTGATAATATGCTCTAGAACATAGGCCTGTGCTGTTGATTCAGGTTTAACAAATTTTTTATGAATAGGTGAGAACTGTTTGATATGACTGTATTTTTGAAGTTGAATAAAGTCATGGTCTCCCGACACTATAAGACACGGGTTGGGTTCTGAAAAGAGAGCACCTTCTTTAAGATCGTTATTTACGGACCATTCAACCAATGTGGCAATAATATCGTCAGCTTCAGCACCTTCTACTTCAATTACTTTATAAGGTAGGAAGGTTTTAATTTCTTCTTTAATAATATTGATAGTATCAAAAATTAAGGGCCAGTTAAACCCCGAATCTTCTCTGGCTTTTTTACGGTTAGCTTTGTAGTATGGAAAATGTTGTTTTCGCCAATATTTCTTGCTATCACATGCGATAATAATCTCCCCGTATTCACGTCCAAATTTTTGTTTGTGACTACGAAGAGTATTAACTACCATGTGTCGAAGTAGATTTACCTCTATTTCAACATCGGTTCTACTTCCAATTTCAGCCATCAAATTAGAAATAATTGTCTGGCTGTAATCAATAATAATCACTTAATAACCCTTACAATAAGGCATTCATCGTTAATACGACCATTAACAGGTGTTTCTTTAGTAGTCAATTCCGGAATAATTCTACGAAGCTGAACCTTACCAGCGTTCAATACCTCTTTAAGCGTTTCTTTAGGCTTACGAAGAGATTTCTGCTCACTCAGATCTGGTTCATAATTTTGTAAAGTAGTACCCTTGACTTGAATACCGTTAGATGAATCGGAACGATAGACTGCCAATTTTTTATATTTCGTATTATATATCCATACCTGGGAAGCGCCTACGATTTCAGGTGGTAGAACGGATTTAATACCTAGTTCAGTATCTTCCCGTTTGTACTTAAGCTTGGCAACCTGTACTCCCGCCGGTTTTACTTTTTTAACCCTAGGTTTACGATTTGCTTTTTTAAATTGAGAATATCTGTCGAGATCTTCTGACCAAGAGCTGATCAACTTAATAAGCTGGGTTAATTTACGTTTACCAATATTACTGTAACCTTCTTTAAGATCAGAATCTATAGATTCGTAAACGGTAATATACTCACCTGCTTTTTTCTTAAGCCACTGTTCAATGTAAGGGCAGTATGGTTGTGGAATGGTCCTAGACTTTAAATCGTTATAAAGATTATAGTCAGAATCATTATGAATAAAGTTATCTATAGCACCTTCCAGTTCACCCAGGTACTCATTAACTTTTTCTTTCATATTATCACGAACAGAAGGTTTAGCTACTTTTTCAGTAGTATCTTCTTCTACTATAACCATATCAGAGGTATCTAGTATAGACTGTACATACGTATCAAATTTAATATGGTCACTTTCACGGAGTTGTAAGGTACCGTTCATTACCATTCTGGAGATCCACCCGTAAGTGGTACTTATTTTATTATCCGGTACTCTATCAAAAGTCTTAACATCACCTTTTGTAAAATGATGGTTGACATACTCTCTTAAATAAAGACGAGCGTCCTTCTTATCCTTTTCCTGGTTATACCAATTAAAGGCAGCTGAAAGACTTGAAACGTAATTTTCCGGGTTGATTACGGGTTCAATTACTTTAATTCGACTCATTCGATAGTAAACTCCACTTTAGTTACTGCATCATATCGAAACGAGCGCCATTCTTGCTTGTCAATATCAAAAACCGGGCACGTCTCTTCGTTAACCGTTTTTACTTTATCTGTTTTCTTTTCGTAGTCTTTTACATCTTCAGACTTAAGTGTACAAAGCATTTTGCGCTCCGTACCGTCTTTTTTAGTAAAGTAAACCGTTACCGGGCCATATTTTAAATGGCTTTTAAGCCAATCACGAAAAGTTTTCTTTTCTTTATCTGACCAATCGTTATACAGTCTGGGCTCCATCATCATCCTTCATTGCTTGGTCGGCATCGATCCAGCCATCTTTCCAGGCTTGATACCGAATAGTTTCAAAATCTTTTATGTAGGGATTTACGAATAGATCACTCATGCGAGCATCCCATCCTTCCAGATAGGCGTCACGATAAGGCTGAGTAACTAGAACGCAGGTGATCATAATGTTATTATAACAGATGACCGGGAAATAATCAAGCGTTACTTTCTAAACACCTTATCCATTATTTCTTTTGGTATTTCGTGTCGTATTCTTTGATACATTTCTGGAGCCCAGCCTTCCTTTTTTACAGTGTCAGGCTCCTTTAAAGGCTCTTTATCTTCTTGTGGTGGTGGAGTATCCGATACGAAAAAATCTACTACCGGTGCTTTAGGTTTATCTACAGCGGTAATAAGCTCACCCTTAAGTTGTCTGTGGGTAAAATTAGCTGCTATTAATAATAAAATAGCCATAGGATCAAAGACTAGTACTATAGTAATTATGATCCATCTTACAGCTTTTTCTAATAAGTTAGTATCTGGATTATCACCATATAGGAACGCAGCAATATATTTTATTGGTCCAACCTCTGCTTCGACCTTACGAACTTCTGCCCGAATAGGAGCGGCCTCGTCGTTAAGTTGAGAAATGAGTTTCTGTTGGGTTTCAATGTCCTTGGCTAGTGCACTGCGATCGCGTTGCTGAGACTTACGTATACTGTTTGCCTTGTCCGCACCTTTTTCATCTGCAGAGCGTGCCATGACTTGGTCCACTGCTTCATCCATTTGTTTAAGTTGCTTGCGGTTAGCCTCAATATTTTCCTTGGCTGTTTTAATTTTTTCATCATAAATTGCAACCTTACTTAAAACATCACCTGATACTAAATTTTGATCCATGTGAGCTTTAGACAGGTAACCAAAGATACCCATGGATGTTATTAAAGATAAAACTACCACCGAAATAGTAAAATAGTATTTAATTGTGAGTGGAGCTACGGACCAGTTGCGGTATACCCAAGAAGCAGCTACTAGTTTAGCTACCTCTAAGGTTCCGCCCATAATAGCAATAGGAATAGGGACTGCAGCAAAAATTGCTATCAGCCCCACTATAGAAAAATATGCTGCTACTCCCGATAAAGCTATAGCAGTAAGTAATGTAAGTAAGAATAGTATCATTTAATGTGTGAACGGCGTACCTTCACCATGATCCAGGTATTATACCAGGTATCCTTATCTTCTAACACCCCTCTGGTAAATTGCTCTTTGGCTTCAAAATAATTTGTACTACCTTTGTTTGGACATAGGTGTATTATTTCTCTTATAAAATTTTCGGTCCCAAGAGTCTGCACGTCTTGTTTGAGCTCTTCAGATGATGACCAATAGTCTTTCCAATCTGATTCAACCTTATAGGTTTTTCGTTTTTTGTTAACCTGTTTGCGTTTTGACGTCCAAAAGAATTTCTTACCGATATATTTTCGGTTGTTTGTTTTGTTTGTAATAATGTACACAAAGCCATAATTATCACCCACCTCTTCAAACGGTTCGTTATTATATAACCATGTCATTCATAATCGTCCTGTTCATCCTCTTCTTCTTCGGCTATATCCCCACCACAGAACGGACAAAAGTTAACTTCGTAATAACTTTCATCTAAAGAGTGTTTTATTTTAAATTCTGCGTCACAATTATCGCATTGATACTGTCTCTGCATTAATGTCCTATTTTTTTAGAAAATTTTTCTGCTTCTGCATCTACGACACGCTGACGCAATTCAGTGGTAGAAAATGTATGCTCTCTTTTGTTAAAATAAAACTTTATACCTCTAGATATACATTCTTGTCTACCGGTAAAGTTCTTATCCTCATATTCATTACCCATAATTTTAACATTTATTGGATAAGAAAGTAAAATATCTACTAGATCTTTTTCAGTAGCATAGACAACAATTTCGTCAACGTATTTGCATGCTTGCAATTGAACAAACCGTTCAAAAATACTTTGCACTGGTTTATTTTTTTCTTTACGATCTAGAGTTGGATCTGTTTGTAGACCAACAATTAAATAGTCACATTGTTCTTTTGCTTCTTTAAGCATAATTATGTGACCAGCATGAAATAGATCAAAGGTAGAACATGTGAATCCAATTTTCATATCTTAGTAACCTCAATATTACTTTTATTCAAAAAATTTATACCATCTTCTGAACGGTATTGATTTTTATAATATACTTTACTTATACCTGATTGAAAGATTAATTTTGCACAATCTAAGCAAGGAGCATGAGTAATGAACATAGTACTACCCTCTCCTGACTCATTAGACTTTGCTAATTTTGCTATTGCATTAGTTTCTGCATGTAGTACTTCTGGTTTAGTTTTAAAATCTTCATCTTCACATTCATTAGACCAACCTGAAGGCATTCCATTATAACCAATACTAATTACTCTATTATCTTTTACTACTATAGCACCAACTTGTAGCCTTTTAGCTGTAGATAACTGAGCGTAAGTTTCAGCTACCTTCATATGTGCTTCAATGTACTTCTGCTTCATCTATTGGACCCCATTTACCAAGCGGACACTCTGTACCTTTTAATCTTGTTTTACCTGGCATGAAACAATAACAAACTTTACATACCATTATATGGTTAATAAGTTCATCACATTGTTTACAAATGCTATACCGTGCTTTCGCAAAAGGAATAGCATTTATTTCATCCTCTTGTTCTTTTCTTTGTTTAGCTAACCATTCTTCTTGCTCTGTCACGCAGCCTTACCCCAGACATCTCCCCATGTTCCAGTATGAGCTGCTTTAGCATAATCTGTAGCACGGTTTTCAAAAAAGTTAGTATGAATTGGCGCATTGATCATTTCCTCTACCCACGATAAAGGATTCTTTTTTACCTTATTAATACCTTTTAATCCAAGGCTAATAAGACGGCGATCAGCAATATATCTTATGTACTGTTTTACATCAGCACTACTTAGGTCTTCCATATCACCCATAGAGAAAGCTAAATCAATGAATCTATCTTCTAGCTGAACCATTTTTTCTGCGATAAATGTTTCATCCGAACCGCTATTGTAAACCTTAATAAATTCTTGATAGTTCTTTAAAGGTATTTCGTTTAATTC